TGATAATTTCTGAGACCGTTAGAATTCTCCGTGAAAAGAGCACCTCTACCCGTCATTTTGATACGACGACCCTTGGTATCGAGGTATAATGTAGGTCCTGCTGACATTTTATTGAATGCATTTCTCGCTGATTTAGCCGACATGTATGTTTATATAGAGTAACATTTAATTACCGAAAGCGACACCAGCCATACCATTCTTGATACGAAGAATGTTATAATTGACCGCATATACACGGTGAAGTTGGTTACCACCAGTGGGTTGATTGAGGACCAACTTGGCGTTATCGATACGAGAAAAGTTTAGAGAGCCTGTGGGTTGCATCTTGCTCATGGTGAGACAGAAGGGCCATGAGAAGGTGGGAAGATTATCGAGAACATTGTCGGGGAGATCGGTACAGTGCATCTCAGGAACGACATCGTGGTGGTACACGTTGGATGTGTTCTCGAACAGTGCCAAACCATTAATATAGAGTGAGGAAGTGGCAAAGTTGAATTCATTAGACCAGTCCTCACCCGTCGCTCGACCTGAAACGAGGTGGAGAGACTTCACGGGGTGGTTGAAGTAGCTGAGGTCAATATCGACATCTGTATTCGAGGTGAGTTGATTTTGGGTTTGTGTGATGAGAAGCTCATGCTCGGTATCGGTGAAGTATTTGCGTTCCTCAGTGTCTAAGTAGATGTAATTACCATACACCTTGGGTGTATCGGTGGGGACGTAACCATCGCGACACTTGACACGAATCTCGACATCATGGTACTGGAGGGCTACTAGGGGGAGTGCCTTGGTCCAATCTTCCCCGAAGAAGAAGGGGATCATGTAATGGTTACCACTATGGTTTTCCTTGCGGGAATTGGTGGTAACAGCGAAAGACGCCTTGGCGGTCGTGTCACGCATCAAGGGGTTGTGGACGCCTTGGATATAAAGGGAATCCAATTGTGAGACCTTCTGGCCACCAATCCAAAGAGAGAACTCGGTGGGACTAGCGGCATTGTTAGAGAATAGACCTGTGGCGTTTTGTTGTACCCCAGCAATACCATTGGACTCGATCCAGATGTAGCTCATAAGATCCCCCTTGGAGCGAATGGGGATGGCAACCTCATTGTTCGCACCGAAGGTGCCGATATAATCCATGCGCTCGGGCTTCATGGCGAAGTTAGTGTAACGCTTGTAGTTCTGACGGAAGAAGCTGACCTGAGGGTCACCAGTGATGTACACATCCTGGGCACCCACCGACACGAGCTCAATTAAAGCAGCAGACATTTATTAATAAATGATATTAAAATTTTGGATCATTATAAACATATGGTGGTATTCCAAGCTTTGACTTGGGAGGCGAGGGATGTGGATGAGGAACATTTGATCAGTATATTGGGAAAGACTGAAACGGGTAAATCTGTCTGTGTGACGACTTCTTTTGAGCCGTATTTCTTTGTAAAGCTCCCTAGGGGGACAACTGAACAAGATGTCCGAGTGTTGTATAATGACCTGAATAAACTTCGTCCAGATCACGTCACAAGTTATAGTCTCACTGAGAAGAAGGATGTTTGGGGTTTTCAAAACAATGAAAAGTTTGCATACATGCGTTTAAATTTTAAGACCCTCGCGGACCGGAGAAAGGTCAATTCCGTTTTCGGTTACAATAGGGAATATATGAAGTATCATGTGTATGAGTCAAATCTGGATCCTGTCCTGAGGTTGATGCATCGTACAGGTATTCAATCTACGGGTTGGCTTGACACTGGGGGTGACTGTGTTCGGTCACATCTTGCAAAGGTTGATATCGATCTCTGGTGTAACAACTGGCAATCACTGAAACCTGTAGAACGTGATGATATTGCACCATTTGTAGTTGCCTCGGTAGATATCGAATGTAATAGTTCAACTGGGAAGTTTCCAAATGCAGATGTTCCCGGTGATGCCTGTTTTCAGATTGCAATCTCACTATGCAAATTTGGAAACGATGAACCCTATGAGAAGACATGTCTATGCTACAAGAAAACAGATGGTCCTTATGTCATGAGTTTCGATACCGAACGTGAAATGTTGGAAGCGTTTCAAAAATATATTCAGGAAAAAGATGTTGATATCATCACAGGTTGGAATATATTTGGGTTCGATCTTGAGTATATCTATAAACGAGCTCTTCTGACAGATTGTAATGAAGAATTTTTCAATTTGGGAAAACTCCATGATCCACCTAGTCAGCTCTTACTAAAAAAGTTGAGTTCGAGTGCGTTGGGTGACAATTTCCTTAAACTTCTTCCTATGACTGGGCGATTCATCTTCGATATGTTTCATGAAGTGAAGAAGGGTTATAAACTTGACTCGTATAAACTAAACGAAGTTTCAAAGTTGTACCTGGGTGACCAAAAGATTGACATGTCCCCAAAGGAGATGTTCGCCCGTTACAAGGAAGGTGATCCTAAAAAATTGGCTGAAGTTGCTGAGTATTGTATCAAGGATACCCTCCTCCCCCACAAACTTTTGAAAAAGTTATGTACACTTCTAAACCTATTGGAGATGGCGAAAGCAACATGGGTTCCCCTTTGCTTCTTGGTTGAGCGTGGTCAGCAGATCAAGGTGTTCAGTCAGCTGACAAAGAAGGCTCGAGAGTTGGGATACATGGTACCGACGATCAAATACGGATCTCTCCCCGAAGAACCCTATGAGGGTGCCACGGTCCTAGAAGCACAGAAAGGAGCTTATTACACACCAATCACGGCCCTGGATTTTGAAGCCCTGTATCCATCGATCATGATGGCGCACAATTTATGCTATTCGACGCTCGTGATGGATGAACGACGCTACGGGAATATACCTGGTATCGTGTATGAAACATTCAAGATCGGTGAGAAAGTGTATAAATTCGCACAAGGTGTCCCGAGTCTTCTACCGGCTATCTTAATGGAGCTTAAACAGTTTCGTAAGAAGGCGAAGAGGGATATGGCGGCCGCGACGGGTTCGATGAAAGAAGTCTATAACGGTAAGCAATTGGCGTACAAAATATCGATGAACTCGGTGTATGGTTTTACTGGTGCTGGCAAGGGTATTCTTCCATGTGTTCCAATCGCATCCACGACAACATGTAGAGGTCGCGGTATGATCGAGGAGACGAAAAACTATGTGGAGGAAAACTTCCCAGGTGCGAAAGTGAGATACGGTGACACCGATTCAGTGATGATTGAGTTCGACGTGGGTGACCGAACGGGTGAAGAAGCCGTCAAGTACAGCTGGGAGATTGGTGAGAGAGCAGCTGAAGAATGTAGCGCACTCTTCAAGAAACCGAATAACCTGGAACTCGAGAAAGTGTATTGGCCCTATTTCTTGTACTCGAAGAAGAGGTACGCCGCCAAACTCTGGACAAAGGGAAAGGATGGGAACATGCACATGGATTACATAGATATCAAGGGACTTCAGGTTGTTCGTCGAGACAATACACCTCACGTGAGAGAAGTGTGTAAAGAGCTCCTGGATGTTATCCTGACCTCGAGTGATCCAGGACCACCCAAAGAGTTGGCCAAAGAACGAGCGATAGAACTTCTTTCGGGTGACATACCCAACGAAAAGTTGATACTCAGTAAGTCACTCTCAGATAGTTATAAGGTCAATGGGGAACCAGTTTCAGTATCAGGTTCTCGAATTGGTGAGATTAACCAGGCTCATGTACAAGTTGTTCATAAAATGCGAGAACGAAAACCCGGTTCGGAACCACAATCTGGAGATCGCGTTCCATTTCTACTGACAAAAACAGAAGACCCAAAGGCAAAGGGATTCGAAAAGTCTGAAGATCCCAAATATGTGGAAGAGCACGACGTTCCAGTGGATTATCTCTACTATTTTGAAAATAAGTTCCTTAATCCCGTATGTGACCTACTCGAGCCGTTATTTGAAAATGTCAAACAGGACATTTTCGGTGAAATCTTGGAGCAACACAAGCCAAAGAAGATAAAATCCGGTCCCGCCCTCGGCACCATGAAAAAGGAGCAACTTATTGAAGAATGTAAAAAATTAGGACTTGACGATTCTGGAAAGGTTGCAGATTTACGAGAGAGGATTAAAGGTGCTCGATCTGAATCAATTGAAGACCTATTTAAAAAATACGAGCAAAATACTAATAAGGTATGAATCTCCACGAGAAGATCGCTGACATTGTAGACGAGGAATTGAATGAACGACTCGTTTCGATGATGAATGAATATATTGAGATAATTTCTAAAAAACACGGTATCTCGATGGATCTTCTTTTGAAGGATATCCCGGAAACATTCTCTGGAACGATATGTAAAGGGACGAAAAACGATGGACGGCGGTGTACGTTTAGGGGTATTCATAGTGGGTATTGTAGACACCACTCGGCACAGGGAAATCGTTTGAAATATAGGTCAATTCCCAGGACAAATAGTCATATACATGGACCCGATCAAATGTATGTTAAAGGTTGTCCGGGTTGTGAAATGTCTAACGAGCTTATAGATTTGGGTACCATCATTGGTAATGAGTAAAACTGACATCCTACTAACATCCATAAACAATTTTTACAACGAAGAAGGAAACAGAACTAAATTGGTAAATATTTTAGATAAGTCGAGTGGTATCTCATTACGAAATCTAGAATGGTTCATCACTAACTATGCTAAGAAGAATCACACATCTTTTAAGACCCATGATGGAAAACTATTCACCGTCCATTGTGCCTATAAATCAAGTCTCGATGGGTATAGTAAAAAGCTATTTGATCCATTTTGTCGGGCACAGAAGTTTGCGTATACGGTCCCGGGAACATCTCATGAAATTCATACAACGCTCGCACAGTTGAATTTCATCAAATGGTGTATCAAAAATAACATCATCGAGTATATTAGTACCAATAAATCTTCATTATTTAATAGGCAACCGACATAAATCCACGTTCAAATACGAAGGTTTGATATCCAGTGTAATACATATTTAGAGAGTACGTTTTTAAAGACACATCCACTTCCGTCGTATCTAGTTTCACTTCTATATTTGTTTTATCTGACTGTATCTGACTAAAATCCAAGTTCCCCGATGGTTCCACATTGATCGGATTCATCGAGAAACTATACGTGTATACATTTCGGATTGGCCTCGCAAGACGATTTCTAAATGGAATGAGATACTTGTAATAATTGTGAGTTGTCTTTGTCACATTTGGAAGACGGTTACCATTGATATAGAAACTCGCGGACTCCATTATAGGATCGAAAAATGTCGTTTGATCATCAAAGCTTACATTTGAAGAAAAATTAAAACGATTTTGAAATAACATCTGTTCATTTACACCAGATGCACCAATTGCATCACCCTCAACTTCAAAGTCTGTGTTTCTCAAAAACCAATGAAAACACTTCACTGGAATGTTTGGTACAAGATTATTCACGATTGTAGAAACACCAAGATCACTGACACTAGATGGATGTCTTCGCACAAGGTCTGTCACAAGAGTTTGTTTATCGGTTGCCAGGTAATTCCTTTCTTCGGGGCTGACACTGATCTCTTCAGTAACGAGATTGAAAGATTGGAGAGATAATATTCCATTAAAGTTTGTGAAAAATGTTTGTTCATGAAATTCCAATTCAAATTCAATATTTTGACGATGAATTGCACACACGGGAAAATATGGACGATTTGGTTTGTTCGAGGAATATTCATCACTTGCATACTTCCTCGAAAAGAAAAAATGGAGGGGAATGACTAGATCCGAACTCAAGCGTGCATATTGTTCATTTTTACTTGATTCATCATATCCTAAATTTCGATTGACAAGAAATCTATTCGCTACCTTTTCAGAAATTTCGAGGTACAATTCATCATAAATAATTCCCCAATCATCATGAATCTTTTCAACTTCGATATCATCGACAAACATCGTGATACTCTTAAGAATGTGACGTCCCAATTGATCCGCGTAGTTACCATTGGCTATACCCGGCATCGTGATACTCAGATACATGTTACTCAAGAGATCGCCCATATTTTGAGGATTGAATTGAACCTTTACAGTTTGGGCAAATGGCCACCCAGAAACGTTTCCATTATTAACAACATTGTGAACTCTATGATACTTCCTAAATTCGGAATGCCTCTCTGTTTTATAATTAAAGAATGATTCGTCTGGGTCTTTGGAAAGCAGGTATGTATCCTGCTTTCCAATAGCTTTGAGGGAAATCTTAGAAGCCTCACCCATATCTACTTACTACTCACATATTTTTAATATCATTCTTCCACATTGTAATATGACTGGTCTTCAACATCTTCTCGAGGTCTTCATTCGCCTGCTTTGCCTCCTCCATAAGTGCCTTGACACGCTCTTCCGTATACTCAACAGTCCTGATGTTGAGAAGGTAATCCAATGACCCATCAATCAATGGAAATGTTGAGGACATTTCCTCTTCGAGGTCCTGCTTCTTCCTCTTGAACACCACAAGTTTTCCCTCAATGACCATAGAAACAAACTTCGACTTGTGACTACACATCTCAGTCCTCTTCTGAAGCATATCGATGAGGTACGCCTTCCTCATCTTGTAGTGTTCTAAACGGAGTTCCACAAAGTCCTTAAGAATCTCTTCAGGAGTCGTATATTTGTGAATACCCTTCGTTGGGTGAAAGAGATGCATATTTGATACACGGAAGGTCTTTCTTAACTTTAGATCTTTGAGTAAATCTTTCCCAGCATACTCCATGATTTCAAAATGAACATCATCTGTGGTGGAGTTATTGATAAATCCTCCAATCAGTTTCTTCTCCACGAGACCGTCAAGGTACTCCTTATAGTCTTGGGTCCATCGACCTGGGGGGAGTTCAGTTACCACGATGTTATTTCCAGACCAGTTCCACACACCTTCCATCATCCAGGTGTCTTCCTCCTTGTGTACAACCCCCTTGAAACCCCTGAACCAAGGTCGCATAGCGACGATTTCATCACCACCCAAAATCCGTTTGATATTTGCCTTGATATCTTCGGGGTTGAAAGGAGGTACGTAGCAACTGAACCCTGTACCGATACCTTCAGTCCCATTAACCAAAACCATTGGTAAGGTGGGCATGTAAAAGTCAGGTTCGATTGAGCGGCCATCATCGTCCAAATAATTGAGGATCGCATCATCCTTGGGATCGAAGAGTTTCCTTGCATCCTTGGTAAGCTTCGTGAAGATGTATCTCGTTTGTGACGCATCCTTACCACCCATAAGCCTCGTACCAAATTGACCACATGGCTCCAACAGATTGATGTTGTTCGATCCCGTATAGTCATTCGCCAACTTTACGATCGTATCCGCTAGGGAAACTTCACCGTGGTGGTACGCACTTTTCTCAGCCACAAATGCCGCCAATTGTGCAACCTTCATCTCATCCTTGAGATTCTTCTTGAAGCAAGCAAACATAACCTTCCTTTGTGAGGGTTTGAGACCATCTGCCATATGTGCGATGGAACGCTTGAGATCGGCGAGACTGAAATTGACCAAGTCCTTATGCACAAAGTCTGTGATGTCCAACTGCTTCACATTCCCGTAGGGTACCTCAAGTTGGTCGGCATCTTTGGCTGTATTCTCGAGAAGCCATACTTTTCGAGCATCCGCCTTCTTCTTATCGAATGCGAGAATGATCGAGGCATCCGTCATCTTATCCATATCAAACCTCACCGTCAAGTCTTGAATCTTCTTGAAATACTCCCGAGCTTCAGCTGATGTAGAAGTACCGAGACCCTTATAGTACTTAATCTTCCACCCTTGTTTTCCATCACCATACCAGGTCCTGAACGCAGAGTCAGTGTAGAATGACTTGGTTTGTGAAGCCTTCGTAGCTTTGATGATCGGGGTCACCATGCTCACAACAAATCCAAGTTTCAAAAGACTGGGCCAGAAATAATGAATCATGTTGAGGATGAGACCCTTGATATGGGATCCATCATTATCAGCATCTGTCATGATCATTAAGCGTCCGTAGCGAAGATCGGCGACACTCTTATATTCCTTACCCTGTTGGAGTCCCAAAATCTTCTTGAGATCATTGAACTCCTGGTTCGTTGTGAGTTGGGCCACAGAGACATCTCGGACATTCTTACATTTGCCGCGGAGAGGGAAGACACCATAGTGGTCACGACCCACAACTGAGAGACCCGCGACCGCGAGAGTCTTTGCTGAGTCACCCTCTGTGACGATGAGGGTACAATCCTTCGAGTGTGCTGTACCAGCCTTGTTCGCGTCATCCAATTTGGGGATACCGGTAATCTTAGACTTGCGGGCCCCATCCGACTTTTGGAGTTCCTTCATCTCCTTAAACCTGGAGAGTGCCAAGAGTTCCTCTGCAATTCCAGTTTTGAGTGCGTTCTTGATAAAACTTTTGGGTGCTTCAAACTTACTCCCAAAACTTTGAGACTTGGAGGTGCATTCAGACTTCACCTGACTGGAGAATGTTGGGTTCTCGAGGGTTGCCTTGACAAAGATAGTAAAAGTGTTCTTGACCTGTTGAGGTTTCAACTTAATCTTCTTCGCCATTTCATCGATGATACCGTTCGCGATGAGGTTCGCGGCGTGATCCACGTGCGTGCCACCCTTATTGGTACAGAGTCCATTCACGAAGGAAACCTGTTCCATACCATTCTCAGCGGGTCCGATACACACCGACCATCGATCGGTATTCACCGAGAACACATCTTCAACGCCCTCGTGCATCTTCGCATACGCTTCAAAGTTATGTTTAATGAGAATTTCATCATTGAACTTCACTTTACAGTTTTGAGTGGTACAGATATTCGCATCCCATACCCGCTTTTGGAAGATACTGTAGATGGTATCGTCCATCTTTGACATCCCGAATCGTTTCCACTCGGGGGTAAAAGTGATGGCGACAGATGACGTAGCACCTGAATGTTTTTTGATTTTTGGGGGGTCACAGATAGTCATGTTCTTCGACCACGATTGGGTATAGGTTTGTTTCGTCTCATGGTCTTTGATCGCGATTGAAAAATCGCTCGAGTAGATGTTCGCCAATTTGGCACCGTACCCGTTACGACCACCGACGATACGCTTCTGGGTATCATCATAATTGGTACTCGTGAGGAGATGC